GTTGAAGTTTGTGTTGGCGTATTGGTTGGTGTATTGGTTGGAGTTTGTGTAGGTGTTTGGGTTGAAGTTTGTGTTGGAGTTTGTGTTGGTGTATTGGTTGTTGTTGGAGTGTTAGTTGGGGTTTGTGTCGGTGTGTTAGTTGGCGTTTGGGTTGGTGTTTGTGTCGGTGTTTGTGTCGGTGTATTAGTTGTTGTTGGGGTGTTAGTTGGGGTTTGCGTAGGTGTGTTAGTTGGAGTTTGAGTAGGTGTGTTTGTTTGTGTGGGAGTATTAGTTGGTGTTTGGGTTGGTGTTTGTGTCGGTGTATTGGTAGATGTTGGTGTATTGGTTGCAGTATTTGAAGGTGTGTTGGTTGGTGTATTTGTTTGTGTTGGTGTATTGGTAGGTGTATTGGTAGGTGTCTGTGTAGGTGTTTGCGTAGGTGTTTGTGTAGGTGTATTGGTTGGGGTTGATGTATTTGTAGGCGTTTGTGTGGGTGTGTTGGTTGGTGTATTTGTAGATGTTTTTGTTGGTGTATTAGTTTGTGTTGGGGTGTTAGTTGTTGTTGGTGTGTTTGTAGGTGTTTGTGATGGTGTGTTAGTTGGCGTATTTGTGGGTGTATTTGTTCGTGTTGGTGTGTTTGTAGGTGTTTGTGATGGTGTGTTAGTTGGTGTATTTGTAGGCGTTTGTGTGGGTGTTTGTGTGGGTGTTGGGGTGGGTGTATTAGTAGGTGTTTGTGTGTTTGTAGGTGTTTGGGTTGGTGTATTAGTTGTAGTATTTGTAGGTGTTTGTGTTGGTGTATTAGTTGTAGTATTTGTAGGTGTTTGTGTTGGAGTGTTGGTTGGTGTTGGTGTATTTGTAGGTGTATTGGTTGGTGTTGGTGTATTTGTAGGTGTATTGGTTGGTGTTGGTGTTGGTGATGGTAATGGAACATAACATCCAACAATAAATTTAAATGTTGTTTCAACATTAGGATATGTTGTAACAACAACTTTAATTAAATTAACATTTTCATCTACAGATATATCTGCACTACCAGTTCCACCAGTATATGAATATGGTGTCGTTTCATCAGACGGTACATATACATCAAAAACATCTTCATTAGTAAATCCTGAATAATAGAATACAAATTTACCTATTGAATAGGTTGGTGTTATTGGTATATAATATGTTAATGGTGTTGCCGAATATTGACCCTCTATCTCAACACCACATTCTTCAATATCTATTTCTTCAATACATGAAACCTTAAAACTATATGTTGTTTCTATTTCAGTGCTACTTGTTACCCTAACCTTTACAATATCAACACTACTATCGACAAATATATCATATGTACCAGTACCGCCAGTAAAAGAATATGGTGTTGATGAGGCCGTATACGGAACAAATACTTCAAAAATATCTTCAAATGAATGACCCGTGTATTCAATTGTTATTACACCATTAATATTATTTACATTTCCAATGTTTATATAATAATCTTTTGGCGTTGCTGAGTATTGTCCATAAATTATTTCATTACATAATGTTGTTGTTACAGCACTAGGTGTGATTGTTGGTGTTGGTGTTTTTGTTGGTGTTGGTGTATTAGTTAATGTTGGTGTTTGTGTTGGTGTTACATCAACAATGCTACAATCAACATTAAAAACCCACGTTGAATTTGTTTCTGTTGTTTTAACAACAACTTTAATTATGTCATATGTTCCATCAATATATAAATTACTACTACCCGTTCCACCAACAAATGTTTGTGGTGTTGTTGATGTTGCTGGTGCATAAACTTCAAAAGTATCTGGTGTAGAATACCCCGAATAATTGAAGGTGATTTCTCCAGGTGTTACACTACTTAATTTGACAAAATATTCTTGTGGTACTGCGGAATATGAACCTTCAATATTTGTGTCACATAGATAAGTTGATTTAGGTACAAAGCATGAAACATTAAAAAGATATTGTGACTCTATTGAAGAGTTTGGTGTCACTCTAACTTTAATAATTTTTGTGTTAGTTGTAATTGGTATTGTTGTTGTTCCATTAACACCATTAAATGAATATATTGTTGATGATGCGGTATATGGTACAAAAATTTCAAATGTACTCGCATTACCAAACCCATTGTAATTGAACGTTATTTCACCTGGTAATGCGGTATTATTATTAATATTAATAAAATAATCAATAGGTGTTGCAGACCAACTACCAACTATATTGGTATCACAATTTCTAGTTGTTATTGGTGTTAATGTTGGTGTTGGTGTGTTGGTTGGAGTTGGTGTCAGTGTTCTTGTAACAGATGGTGTTGGTGTATTAGTAGGTGTGTTGGTTGGCGTAAGTGTTGGTGTTGGTGTCAACGTTCTTGTAACAGACGGTGTTGGTGTGTTGGTTGGTGTCTGCGTGATTGTTGGTGTTGGTGTTCTTGTAGGTATTTCTGGTAAGTCTTCGCATGGTGTAGTATAACTTCTGATAAGTGAAGAGATACTTGGAATAACATTACATTTATCGCTATTTGGTAAATAATAATACTGCTGAAGTTTCATATCCATAGCAGTAAACTTATCATATGTATGTTGTAATAAAAGTTGATAATTATTATTACCATTAAACATTATTACATCTGATAAATTAATATCGTTTTCAATGTTAATATGATAATATATGTTAGCATCACAATAATTTAAATCAACACCTACTACTTCTAACAACTCGCCATTATGTGCTACTAAGTAATCACCATTTCTTGTGAATGATATTGTTTCGCCCGTAACATTTAATTCTGGACAACAAGGATTATTTACACTTTGTGTTTGAATAGTGTCTTCAGCTCGAACTTGTAAATATTCGGGTAATCTATTGGTGAAATAATAGTTTTTATTATTGGTTATACCACCATTAGATTCGTTAACTTGAATATTTGTATATGTTCTGAGTCTTGTGGTTGGTAGTAATTCAAACACCTCAACCGAGGATGTTGAAGTAAGACCACTGATAATATTTCTCTTTATTGAACCTAAACAATCTATGCCACTAATTGTGACACCAGTATATTGGTATGAAAATGAGTAATCATTTTCAGATTTTGCGGTTACAAAATCTTGGTTTGTAAATGTTGATGCATTTAAATATATTGCAGATAATATTGTATCCCCCGATACTATATTTTGAATTGTTGTTGGAATTAATGTTCCACCAGTTATATATGATTCAATATCTGCGGATGTTGTCTCAGCATTAATTGTTGCACCATCAATAAGCAAGACCTTTGTGTCACCTTTGATACCATAGTTGAAAGAAGGTCTATATTGTACAATTGGTTCTATTGTATAGCCTGTTGTAGATAATGGATCTTCTGGTGTACACACAGATTTTAATTGTAATCCTTGTATTTTAGCTTTAATATCGCAGTTTGCCCCATCGGTGAATAACAAATCAATTTCGTCAGTTTCTGTTACGCCCGAAATTAATAATGTACAATTTTCACTCTCCCCATCAATAATGATTGGATTTATTTGTGTGTACCCACCCCCAATTGTTGGTAATGATGCGTTATATCCCGAAGAACAATTCGCATGAACATACACTGGCCAATATGGCGATGAACCTACCGCTGGAATTCCAATGGTTTTACCTGTAAATGTTACATAGATTCCGCCAGTCAATAAACAATTTTCGGTTCCACCACTATAGATATCATTCGAAGCGAATGAAAAATTAGCCTCCATCCCACATAATGGACCTTCTTTAGTATATTCTGAAACAAAACTAAAGTCAATATATTCTCTGACTGAACAATCATTTGTGCCATAATATATGGATGTAAAAATAATCTTTTCACTCCCTGGTGTTGTTTCGTCAAATTGATATTTAATTCTATCGGTTGGATTGTTTATGATGTACTCTATTAAATTTGCAATAGCAGACTTCCATAAAGTTTTAATTTTATCAATATCAGGATTTACATAATCCTTATACTCACATATCAATGGTAATTGGGTATCAGTTGTTCCTGTTGATATTGATGTGCAACCACCATTGTCTATAAATTCTGAAATATCTTCAGTTAAACCACTAAATAATCTAGCACTATTTGTGGTGCTTGTTGTTCCACTTATAACAACTCTTGCTGAATCTGTTATCCCTGTGAATGATTCCCCACCATAAATTTCACCATCAATATCTATAATTGGATATAAAATTATAGTTGTTAAATCAATTAATCCACGAAGATTAGACTCTTCACCTATTAATGTTTCTAAGTCTTCCTCTATTGCGGATTCAAAACTTGGGTATAAAGATTGTGTAAACGTTTTGACTGAACAACCTTTTCTATATGCAAATTTGGACCTACCAAATATTGAGTTTTCGATTAAGTTACCACCAGTCCATAAAGTTGTTGCTGGTATAAATTGCTCAATAAGTTTTGTCCAATATGGTGTTAAGTTATTTACAAAATCATTTATTGTTGTAATATCATATGGTGTAAAACCCGTACTTGTAATATAATCTTGGTATATATCTTCTAACGCAAAGTAGTTCTTTTGATATTTTATTAAATGTGAATTCTTTATTTGTGTACTAAAAACGTTATTTAAGTATTGTGCAAACGTGAAACCTGTTTGTGGTTCAAGAGTGTTGGTTCCAAAACTCAAAGATAGTTCTCTTGACTTTCTGTAAATATCATAATCAATACCTCTTGCTGGAGATATATAAACATTTATATTTTTTCTATTTAATATCAAGGATGATTCTTCATCGACAACATGTGATTTTTCATTATCAATTAAAGTCTCCAATTCATAACCTGTTTGTAATCCAGGTAACATTCTAAAAACATCAAAATATTCTTCACCATAGGTAAATTCTTTTGATTTGGTTTTTATAATTTTTGTTCTACCTGTCAAAACAGAATTATCTGTATCAGTGACCATTGTTGACCTATGCAACAACGTCTTTTCATACCAACCAGCACCTTTTTGAAAATAAATGTCTTCGGTTTTTGATGATGCTCTTCTTGGTAAATAAGAATTTTCTTTAACTGGATAACCCGCTCTTGTAAAAGTAGTGTTACCACTTAAAATAGCATCATATATATCACCTTCAAGGTCTGATGTTTTAGGTACAGAAGTTACTTTATAGACATATTCATCAAGTTTAATTAGTGGTTCAGGTGCACCTAAAAATTTTAAGAAGAATTCAATTGCTTTTCTTGTGCCTTTTGATTTGTAGATGTATGATAAGTTTACTATTAAGCGTCTGTAAAATTCATACTCGGCTTCAATCTGTGTTTGTCCATATGGTAAACCATCATAATCACTATTTGGTCTTGTATATAATAAACTATTAAAATTCTTTTCGTCTAATAAATTTATACTTTCTAAACCAAGAGTATTTGCTAAATTCTTTAATAAAACATCTGGAATGTTATTGACAGAGTCATAAGAAACATTTCGCATAAATGCTATATTGTCAATATATTTTTTGACTCTATCAAAACTTTGACCATATAATTGAAATACTGCATCCGCTTTTTGGTCTTGTGAATCGAATTCGAATAATTGTGGTGAGGCTAAAAATCTAACCATTAAATTAGACTTATAATCATCAACCTCATCACCAATATCACTTAATTCAGTTACATATTGTTCATATCTTAATCCCGAAATTTGTGGGTTCCAATTATCTTTAGACAATGGCCAAGTCACTAACTTTGGTGTAAGTTCACTTCCACTACTATCCGCATTATCTCTTGGAACAGAAAAGGATGCAGTATATATTGGCGTTGTTTCTCTATTTAATAAAATCTCTTCTAATTCATCAAGGTTATTAAAAAATTCTTCAACAACACCATTATTTGGTTTTATCAATATATTTTGATTATACGTTGACCCAGTAAATGGTTTACCAGCAATAGTCAACGTTAATATATTTTCGTTGTTAGGTTCAACATAATCTACAATATCATATTTTATACCTTCAACTTCTATTACATATTTTTTGTATGAAGAATAAAAATCTCTGATAGGGTTTTCAATATTTTTTAGTAGACTATTTTGTGTAATTAATTTTATATCAAATGGGTTGTATATCATTGATAACTCAATTTCAAATTCTGTTGTTTTGAAATTGTTATCATATGATATATTATAAGCAGTATATGACTTGGCTTTGATTGGACTATTGACATCAACCAACATTGCGGCTGGAAATGTCTTAATAATATTTGTTAATGAAACTAATATTCTACTTTTTAAAGAACCAAATAATGACTTGTTTCCATTATTTTTAGATGTGTTGAATCTTACCTTGTCAGTCCTTCTTGGTGTGGATTGTGTGCTGACAACAACTTCTTCTTTTAAGTCATCTAATGTTAAAAAATCTGAAAATGCGGAAGTAACAAATTCTTTACTATCCTTTTCAGGAATTACAACATCTAATGCAAAATTTGTATTTGTTAGTTGACTTGTTCCATCCGTAATCTGATAACCAACTAAACTATCATTAAATGTATCTGCCCCACTTGCCGCTTGACTAGGTACTTTTCTTTTTGCCATTATATTTCGGTAATAGTATCAAAGTTTAATGTTTCATCAATATTAGTTCGCTGTTCTCTGATTTCATAGAGTGTTTCATTGAATTCATCTTTAACTTCATAAAGATTGAACTGCTTATAAATATTGTTGTTATTGTCATAAATTGTATATATGCCTGGTGCAACTGCCTTACTTTGATTACCATATAGAGCATGTGCTAATGTACTTGTATCATGCTCAACCATTTCTATTTCAATTGTTGTTGGATTAAAAAAAGTATTTGATAAAATAATTTTTTGTGATGGTTGACCAATAAATGGTATTGTGTTTGGTTTGTTTGATGGTGCTGATGATGGTGTGACTGTTAAAAACATTAAATTTGTTGCTTGGTCACTATATTGATATCTAACAGCCTTTTGTGTTGTACTTGTTAAATTGGTTGTTATTGGTGTACAATAAAATGATGATGTTACAATTCTATAAAAATTTGGTATTTTTTTATTATCTGTCAAATTCAAATATTCAACCCTATACCCAACTAATCCTTGGGGGGTGAACTTATTTCTATCAACACTTGGTACATTCGATAAATCAATAATAATTCCTCTAACTGATGGTAGTGATGCTAAAACCCCACAATCTGTAATTCTTGTTCTAATTTGTTTTGGTCTTATATGAAGTGTATAAATTCCAAGTTCAGAAAAGTCAGTTGATGTTATTTTCAAATTATAAAGACCACCAAGTACTTCAATATTTGATGCTGTTGTATCTTGGGTCGTATTTGAGTTATGATATAAAGGGGTTAAAACATCAATAGAATTTAATTTTTTTAATGTCACTTGAGACGTTGCATTTCTATCAGCAGCATAATGAAAATATATTTCAACATCTTCTGGTGAAACATCTGCACCTCTGACAACTCCATAAGAACCTACACTCATTATTTGTTATTTAACTATAAATATAATTTTATTGCTTTTTTATAATAAAATATTCATTTTGGTAAACTTCTAATTCACCTATTGTATCTATTTCACATAATCTAAAATTTTTCTCCATAACATTCTGTTTGCCTCGTTCTACAAATACATCTGAATATATAGTAGGTTCATCAACAAAACCTAAAAAATGTTCGTTTCTAGTGATTAATTTATTAAAAACTTCTTCTTTTGTAAAGCCTTCTGTCGTTCCTGTTATAAGAGTATACCCATCAGAATAATCTTTATAATATTGTCCATCAATAGTATATGCAGAATAATTTCCAATTGTATCCTTTCCAATAGTCACACCTGAATATGAATTACTACCATACAGTTTGAGCGTTGAAATTTTACTACCACCTATTGCCAAGTAAATATATCCACTTGTTGTATATCCAGTATTATTTGTGTAATCTAAATCATTCAAATAATTTTGTGTTTGTCCTGTAAGATTTGAATAAGCTGGAACAGATACGTTTGTAAATGTTCCGAATGGATTTGCTACACTATATTCACTTGGTACAATCACATATTTGGAAGTTTTTTGTGTTGACCATGGCGAATCTAATGATATTGTGATAGTATATCCCGAAGAAATTGAATATGTGTGTTCTACACTTGGTATTTGTGAATTAATTTCACCCATATTAATTGGAATTGGTGATGTTGTACCATCACCCCAATTAATTGTAAAAGTTTGTTCCACAATTTTTCTTAATTTATTTGGATTCACAGTATTATAGATTGTGATTGTTTTGTCAGATTGTGTATAAGAAAAATTGACTAATTGTTCAACTTGTTCAATATCACCATCAAAACCAACCATAACACCAAGTTCATCGGTATGACTTTCTAAATATATAGGAATATTAAAATTTTGTAAATTGTCCTTTTTTAGAATTTGGTAACTTAATTTATTTAACATGTTGCACCTCCTTTCTCATAAAATTTGATTGGATTGTTTTTTGTTCCAACCCTATCACCCTTTACACCATCATATTCATAAATCTGAAAAGTATAATTCTCCATATCTACATCCATTTGATAATACAAATCATTTGTTTCAATAATCTCATGTGATTGACTAAAACAACTATTTGTAAAATCTAATATATCACCATTTTTAGCGTTTAGATACTTTGCAGTAACCCAAAAGGTATTACCACTATAAGGTGTTGTTTCATATGGTGTATTGTCTTGAAACCAAAAAATGTACATATTTTCTTTGTTTCTATAATTATTTCCTGTAAATACTGGTAAATAAAGATAATCGTTAAATTGGTCTTTAGTATAATAAAATTTTTCGCCAGATGTAAGTACTAAATTTTTAGCAAATACTAATTTCCTATTTATTCTGCTTGGTGGTTCGTTGTCTATTGTTTTATAAAATTCTAATCTAAAAAAACTTCTTGTTGCTTGTGCCAACATTTTTGCGTTTTCATCATTTGTTAAATCGGTTGCTTCATAATTTTGTACATACGTGTTTCCGCTTATGAAATAAAAATAAAACCAAATATCTGTTTGTTTTAGACTTTCATCTAATGATATTCCACTATATGGTTGATGTATATACCTTATGGTTTCATAATTTTCAGCATTATTCGTTACTTGCCTCAAGGCATCGGTTTCAAACTCAACAAAACTTTCACTCCAACCTAAATTCGTTTGATAGTCGGTTTCGGTGTTTAATATCAAATTAATATTATTATTTGGTTTTACTATTTTCATATTAGCAATCAATTAATCTTGTTAAGAAATCTTTTAGTCCATCTTTTTTATTTTGATATGTTTTTTCACTACGTAAATAAAAATTAATATCTTTCTTTATATAGTGCATATCGTTTGCAAATGGAAAATTCGTACCATTACCATCCGTATCAATATATCCATGATCATATAAATCCCTCCATTTCCATAAACCTTCACTTTGTGAGTATTTCGTATTTTCTGGTAAATTGTATATATCGTTTGTTTTTGATGTTTCTATATATGGTGATAATTGTCTTAGTTTGATTCTATAATGTGGTTGATAATAAAGCCCAACCATATTGTTGGTCGATGCACCCGAATAATAATTTGGGTCGTCTTGATTGAAATCAAATACCCTTGTTGGGATTGTCATCTTGTGAAATGACTCACTTATAATACGTTCTTTCATTTCTATTTCATTATATTCAACAAATGCCCCTGTTAGTACATCCCCTTTGTTTAACGTTGATCCGCTATTAAATGTAAATGTTGTTGAGTTTTGTGTTTTAGTAAATTCAGTATATTGTAAGGAAGACTCATTTGATGTCGTACCTTCAAAATGTTTATCAATCCACGTATCATGAAAATTAAATTTCCAACCCGTTTTTAATGGGTAATCAAAAAAACCATTTCCATTTCTGAAAACAATTGTTGTATATATTTCTGTTGGTGTATAACCTAAATTATTTGTGATGCCAGATAAATAAAATGGTTTTTTAAAATCATATAACATACTTTCCATTTTGTTTTTCTCCACCAAATAATCATTTTCGCCAGAGAAATTCTCAAATACTAATTTTCTCTCATTTTCCCATATGGGTGATTCAAAACCTATTTTATCTAAAATATAATCGTTAGCGTCTGTTATTGTTTTATGTTTATGAACATAATATTGTGATGTTGTACCAGTAATATTTTTGATATTTAAACACCTTTTACCTAAATAAATTGTACCATCCGAAAGCGTTTCACCATTTTTAAGTTGTTTTTTTGAAATGTTAATCACAAATTTTTCTGACCTATATGTTTCATTACCAACACTATCAATAGAAAATGTCCTATTCACCAAATCAATCCCGCTATTTAAATTAGTACCGCTTAAAACAATGTATTCACCAACATTCATACCATGTTCTACTGGACATGTTAAGACATAATAATTTTGATTTGAAGATATTCTGAATGGAATACCATCACCAGAAAGAAAACTAACATATGTATCGCCAGTAAGTGTATATGAAATTGGTGTTTGTGTATCACCGCTATAAACATAACTAAGATATATGTTCCAATTTTGGTATGGTGCTTGAATGTCGGTAATTGTTGTATGTTCAGTATTTTTTGTTGTAAGTTCTATGTTTGGTGTAAAAGATATTGTGCTGCCAGAATTCGGTATATTTTGCTCCCTCAATATGTCGTTTCTTAAAAATGCAAATTCATTATATGGAAGATTTCCCTCATAATTGTTTGATTCACCATTATCGGTGAGATATAAATTATTTTTCAAAAAAGTATATTCACTATTACCAACATAATAATTGTCAAATATCATTTTAATTTTACCATGTATTTTATATTTAATGCTTTCATTTCTTTCTTGAATATATAAATCGGATACACTTAATACTATGTTTTTTTCGTTTTCACGAAGTATATTTTCTTTAGATTTCAATTCCATCAAAGAATTTAATTCTTCAGCTGGTGCATTAAAATATCTTTTTGTAGGTAATAAAACTTTATACTTTTTCATTATTATACGTTTGTAAATCCATTTTTAGGTCCGAAATATTTTATTAGTTTATCAAATGCTGTTTTACCAGGTGTTATTCCAAAATAAAATAAAAATGGTGTTGATAGCACTTGTTTGCTGCCGCTATAGTTTTTGGTTGTTTCAAATAAAAACATTTCATATTGTTGATTTACAAATTTTTGTGATTGTTTTATCCATGTTTTATTTACAACAACATATATATCACCACTTATTGGTGTTTTTCTGTAATCCGTTCCAACGTATGTTAGAACATGTAACCACAAATCACCCTCAACAAATGACGTTGCACCATTAGTTGTAGTATTTGGTGCAACATCGCTTATGACTTCAAATCTTTCAATTGGACTATTTTGATAATCACCTTGTATATTATAAGTTGGATGTGTTATTGTCATTGGCTTGAGTAGATACTCTTCCTCACCATCAGCCATTAGGTAATTTGTTGTTGTGGCATTATGAGACGATATTGAAAAAATTCTTTGCAATTTCATTGTTGCAATATTTTGTCTATCCCATTTTTGTTGGTCAGATAAATTACCATAATTACCAAACCCTTCGTTACCTTTATCCCATAAATAAAATGGTACCTTTTGTGAAAAATCTCCGAGTCTATAATTTAAACAACCTCTAATGAATGCACCATTTACGTCTAATTTGAAATCTATAGGTAACGGACTATACAGACCATTCTTTTTAAAATATGAACCATATGTTGGGTCATCAGGATCCATTATTTCATTATTGTACATGAAATAATGTGGACTATCCAAATCAAACTCTTCAATGCCCGCTTCACAATTTATTGACATCAATTGAATTATATCACCATCTAAAGTTTGTATATTAGACCCATATTGCCTACCACTGAAAAAGTCTTGAACATCCACTTTAGCATCTGTAATATCTAATCTATAATTTAAGGCATATTCAATGACATTTGCTGGATCTTGATATGACGTTACTGAAATATCTCTAACAACTGAGCATGTTGGGTCAATACTTGGGTCTGTACATATTTCATATAAAAATTCATCCCTAACACCTAAATCATAAAACGTTGTTGGGTGAAGAATTTGTTTTTGTAGCACATTGTTAATTTTGAAATACTGCTGCCCAATAAATTGACCAACACCATTTTGATACTTGTATGGTGTACTTCTATAGTAAAAATTTTCATCTAATACATTAAAAAATATTAATTCTCTCGGAAATTTTGAACCGCCTTGGTTTAAATCATAATTTTGAATATTATCCCATTTAATTCTTCTATCAAATTTGAAGAAATATAAAACACCTGAAAGCCAATTGTCAATAAAAGAATAATTAACAACACCACCACAAAATGATAAAAGAACTTTTTTCCTTCTATACCATTCTCTAATTGCTTGAAGATTTTTACTATTTCCTCTTATTACAGGTATAATTATAAAAACACCATCTCTAAATTCTGATAAACCTGATTTAGTTCTTCTATCGTATGTTACATCACCAAGATCATTACCATATGACATTTTATATGGTAATCTTGATGCACCTGAATCTCCGATTATTGTAGCAACTAATGTTTTATTTAATGGTTTTGTTAATGATTCTTGAAAATTACCATTATAAGTTGGTGGATTTAATGGTTCTGTTGGTTCACCATATGTAGTTGTTGAATTCCATAAATACGTTCTTATTATTGACTCATCAAATACAGAATCATATTTTGAACAACCTTGCTCTATTGTTATTGCATTATTTGTTGTGCTTGGTGTATTAATAAAAAATCCTCTTTCATATATTCTTAATACGGCATATGTATATTGATCATCTATCGGTGTTGAACTAGAATAATCCATACCAGTTAAATTAAACCATTTTTGATATGTAAATTCTATATATTTTCCCGTACCTAAACCAGCTTGCGTCATTTTACCAAAACCATAATCAACATTGAATTTAATATCGGTATCATTAATATTGTTATCATTAAAAAAACAAACAAAATTACTAAATTTAGCACTATTTGCTATTGAGTCTGAATATATTTGAGCATAATATTTTGAAGTATTAGGGTCGTTAGGTACATTTATAGAATATGTATGTAAATTATCTAAATCAGAGTATTGCATAGTAGATACAGATTGACAATCTGAATCATTTGATTTAGATGATTCCATCGGAAATAATGATGGTATAAGTGTTGTACCAGCATTAGTACTACTACTAAAATTATTTATACTATTAACATCTAAAATATATAATAAAACAAGATTTTCAGAACCAATACTAAAATTATCTACCTTTAATTTTACCTCAGAAACTCTACAATATGTGTTTTCATAAGTTATATCTGTTGATATGGTTTCATCATCTTGCGTACATTCATCACAATCAGGATATATTGTAAGTGGTAACGTTTGAGTAAATTTCGCCTGCATATGATATGATAAATTTTCAAATCTTCTTGCAATACCTTTAAACAAAAAACCCGCCAACCAACTATCATAAATAAACATTGCAACACCATAAAATATTGAACCTATTATTTCAGCTACTTTAACTAATACTATGGTAATTAAAAATTGAAAAAACAATAATATTTGTGATAATATCAATCCAAAATTTCTTCTATTTCTAAAAGCAAAATTTGTTGGGAAATAATTAACCTTTGATGCACAATCTTCTTCTTCTTTTGGTCTGATTTGTTTTACACCCAAAAAAGCATCTCTTCTCGCTGTTTCATAATGTGTCCCTTGGAAGGAAGATACTGTATATACTTTAGCATATGTAAATTTATAGAAATAATCTTCAGGTATACCATTGTTATTTGTACCCAACATCAAATCTTTTTTATGATTTTTAACATCACTTGTATAATTTGTTGTGTCAAAAGTAACTGAAGTTAATGGTGGAGGTACATTTATATAATCTTCAAATACATCAGAGAATTGATAGGTTGCAAGCATCCCCATGCTATACTCATACCTTGTATTTAAACCAGTCACAATATCAGGATTAAACTCTCTAATATTTGGTACCAAGTATTTTGCGGTCGTCTTTTTTCTATCTTCAAATTGTAAACCAAACCTAAATCTTGCAATTGTTGTTGTTGGTATTCCCCTATTAGTATCGTTTGTTATCTCTTGTTCACCAAATTCATTTGTATAAACATATTCCATGTTCATTGGTAGAACGGCCATTGCCGCACCATCTTCATCGATGACTTCGGCAATATTATAATATTCTAATTCTGGATATTGTGTTTGACCATCTGAACCAAGTACTTTTCTTCCAGTATATCTAACACATTCGATTGTTCCACTTGTTGTTTGAAGATTACATTTGTAACCAGATTTTGCTCTAATTTTACCATTTCTTTTTATTGAATCACTATTGTCATCAGTAAAACTTGAAAATAATATTAAAGAAATTGGCTCAATTTTAATACCTCTTTCTGACAAATCAAAATCTGTTCTTGTAATCCCGATTTCACATAACTCTTGATTTCCCCAAAATGGATATACTTCAATTGTTTTATCAAAACTTATTATTTGTGGTAATCCATCAACGTCTGTGCTTGATTTGAAATTATAAAATCTATCAAAGTTTGATTCTCCAACACCTTTAATGATGAAGTCATATGGTCTCAGTGAAAAACAACCAATGTCAGATAAGTCAATATCAACATGAATTCTTTGTGTACCTAATGGCACGCCCCATATCATAAAATCACCAGATTCGTTTGTTTTAACGGTGTAATTGTAATATTTCTCATACACCTCCAACACCTCCTCTCTTGAAAGAATTTCAGATTGGCTTGGAAATGTTCCAGTAGGAACATGACCACCATGTTGTTTTTTTGCTGGTAATAAATTATATCTATATCCATCATCGTTCTTGTCACTTAATTCAATATATGGATATAAAGCAGATATCACAGGATCATCAGCATCATTTGTGTCTTGTGGCACAAAAATGGATACTTTTGCGTTAGGTATTCCTAATCCATTGTTTGCGGTAATTCTACCAACAACAACACCATAATCAGAACACAATGATGAGTATGCGTCTTTTTGTGTAAACTTTAATGAAAGTATTTCTAATAAATCAAAATCTTGTTTTAACTCAACAAGAATCTTTTGATCCTTACCAATATTTGTTGAAATTCTATGTTTTTGTACCATCACTATAATAAATAGAAAAAATGAGATTTTCTATTATTATAATAAAAAAAGATATTAAAATGAAGTTGTTCCTAATGTTTTAACTCTAAATTTAATATCTTTATTTGGGAATCTTATCTGATAAATCTGATTAGATTTCATATATATCGTCATATCAGATTGTGCAATTTCTTTGGTTGTACTATCTTTATATGCTTGAGTTACTTCAGAACTCGAATATTCACCTCCGATTAAATTAAAAACACGAATATCTATTACGTTTACTACACCATTGATATTACCTAAAAGTCTATATAAGTCACCCACAAATAATGGGTCTCCCATTTTTCTTCTATTGATTGAAAAATAGTCGGTAACACCATCAATAGCTGTTCTGAGTAATTCAGTTTGGTTAATATTTTTATCAATCGCCATATCAATCTCTAATTTGAAATCTATAACTTCGCCACTTTCAATGTCTAAATAATCATTTAACATTCTATATTGTGACAGATATTTGATGATATTATTTTTTAATGTGTTTGAAACAATATTAGTCAAATTGCCCCTATCGTCATAAGATAATATTTTAACTCTTACTTTATTATCTTCTTCCATAACATTGACCTTTGCGGGTGCACCAAATACTGATGGCATATTTTCTATCATTGATTTATAATCATTCAATGTTACCGCTCTATTTTGTGCTGCAAAATTATATGCCACCATGTTTCTAATTTCTTCTATTGTCGGTTGATCTGCACCACCAATTGCTGGCGTGACGTTTGTTACACGTAACGATTGTGCAACTTGTGTATTAATAGTACTATTTGGACCTAACACTATGAAATCAACATTATCAACACTTGTAATTACATTAACACCCAAATTTGAATCTCTACCTCCACCAATTCTATATTTAACAAATAATGTGGTATTTGATTTTGGGGTCATGCCCAATGACATATTATTTAAATAACTTGATAATGAAACTTGCATATTACCATTTACAAAATTATCTAAATTATCCATAGGGTCAACAACGCCCGAACCAAAAGTTAATGAAAAGAAACCTTCGGGTGTATATTCTGTAATAAATTTATTCGTAACCTTTAAATAAGTTCCAGATGTAAAATTATCTCTATCTGATACAATTGTTGGATCTGGTATGAAAACACTATCTTCAATAAGTGATTTTACTTCGTACCATCTATTAGTTGCCGTTTCAAATTCAGAAGATAATGGATTCGCACCAAAATTAGTGCCTTCTTTATGAATAACTGATGTTATTCCCAAAACATTTTGTTCAGGTAAAAACAATTTTAAAAATGGTTTTTGATCTGCTTGTGTTATAACTCTTCTATAGATTCTTGTTGTACCATTAACGACAGCATCTCTTTTAGTTATTGTGTATGATATTAATCTATTGTTAGCATCAAAATTTGGTATTTTTAACCTATTAGGTTCGCCCTTGCTATTAAATGGGTTTGAAAAATCTATGTCCTCAATTGTTTCAAATACTTGTCCTCCACCTGAAACTTGAGCACCACTCTTTAAAACACCCAAATATCTTTCATCTTCTTTGTCTCCTCTTACGGGTACATTAATTGAGAAATCACATAATGCTACAGATGGTCTATTCCCTGGAATCTTAAGACCATATGTTTTGGCAATATGAAACAAGGATTGTCTTTGTTGTGCAAAATCCAACATTGTTTCTTGCCAAACCCTATCTATATGAAAATGTAAGTTATCGGTGACAGCAGCGTTCAAGTCTAATAAAACAGAAAAAATCGATGCATCATTAGTATTAGTTACTAAATCTGGATAATATTGTTTGGTTAAATTGACTAGTTCTTCTCTTAATCCTGCGAAGTCCCTAGTTGCATATGATATCTTTTTACTCATTTTATATGTTTATAATTATAAAATCTGAAGACGAAAACGCTCCATTATTAACTGTATAATCTATTTTAACTTTTGCGGTATATGGTTTGGTAGAATTATCAGAAACCCTAAAAAGTCTCTCATCTTCTAATTCATTCAAACTCATTTCATTATCAGGATCCTCTTCGGCTGATGTGACAATTATTGAATTAATATCAAGATTAGGTATATATTTTTTAACACTTTCCCTAATTTCTTCTTCGATTAGATTCCACGTAACAAAATCATTTTGGTCAAAAATGAATTCATAGATTCTTGTTCCAAAATCTGGCAAATAATATCTTGACCCTCTTCTTGTTAAAATTAGATGAATTAGATTAGCACGTACTTCTCTTTCTGGTGTTTCAGTCATACTTAAAAAATCACCTCTTTGACTATCTCTAAATGGAAAATCTATACCATATTTTACTGCCATAATAATAAATATAAAGAATGATGAAATGTGAATAAACAAAAAACTCGGATTATTCATCCGAGTCTTTCTTTAATTTGGTATTTCCTTTTTCCCCCTTTGGTTCATAAGGACAATGTCTACATCCACCATTTTTTGAACCGCAACAATAACCTCTTTCAATATGGTATTCTTCTGTGAATACGACTTTAGTATCATCTAAATAGTAATGAACATTTTGAATGAACTCTTTCATAACAAATTTTTAATTTTTGATATTTGTTCTTGTAAATTATCTAATTTTCTTATACTTCTAATGATTTGATTATACTTGTGGTCTCCCAAACTTTTTTGTACATTATCCCAATTTTCTTTCCAACTATCCGTATTTTCTAATTCAACCCAATCTGTCCATGCATCACCATTTTCAGGAGTAACAATTGAAACTAAATTTGGTGACCATTCTCCCGATTGTCTACCTTCAGGTGTGTGAACCAATTTGAATGTTTTACCATAATTTTCGTCCCAATCTATATATATCCTATCTTGATTATTCATAATAATAAATATATAAAAAAAAGGACCCATGTTATCAGGTCCTTTTTTTTATTATGTTTTTTTGATTAAATGCGAACTATATCGCACGAACCACCAGAACACGCGACCGCACCAAATTCACCGATGTCCTTGTATTGTGGTTTGTCAAGAATTTCACCGAAGTTAACTTCTTTGAACTGACGAGTAACGGTTTCCCATTTGTGGAAGAGATGTACATCTTTCAAACAATATACCATCTTCCTCATGTCATTCTTAAAGTAGTTCTTTGCAAACTTCTTGGCTCTATCTAACCAATACTTCCTCAACAATACTTGTTCTCTTGTTCCTGTAACTGGAAGGTTTTCAAGAAGAGTGTCACATGCTGACCAAAGGTTGTTGTCGAAGTAATGAAGGCCATCTACAACCAATCCTGAGGCTAATACGGCACCTTTACCATACTCTTCCACAAGTTCCTCCAAGTTAAGTACTGAGGTGAATGGTGCTTGGTTAAAATCCTTGTCACCATAGTCGGACATAAATGATACCGCAGTGAATTCGTCTTTATTATCCCAAATGTAATCAACAATTGCATCCTTGTCATCAATTATGACGGTGCAAGAAGTGTTATGGTTGATTGGATTATAAACACACTTTTCAGGATTTGTACCAGCATTAACCCAATTCTGTTGAACCAACTTGATAAGTTCAAGATGTTTGATACCTTTCATGTCTTTTTTGAAAAGTCCTTTCTTTGGATTCTCAACTGGAACAAATACAACATAATCGCTTTTTGTTGTTGACCATACACTATCTTCCAAAAGGAATGGCATATTGTCTGTCAACCATTTTGCGGTATTTGATTCCTTGTTAAGTTGCATGATTCTGAAGTATTTTTCAGAATGTTCAGGATGAATACCTGATGCTGTACCCAATACGACTGATGCATTTCCTGAAGGTTTAACACAAGTTGTTCTTGCCGCTTGATTAATTCCAATTACTTCTGCAAGTTCTTTGTTTGTTCTTTTTACAACTTCAGCACCTTCTTTCAAGAGTTCAGCATTGAACAACATAGGATTATTCATCCATCCTGTGATGCTAACACCAAGCAGTGCTTCTCTTGCGAAAATCTTTTCACTTGTCCCACCAAGATATGGGAAGTTGTTGTACCCTGCTTGTAATGTACCAAGAATAGTGGCATCTTTACATGCTTTAAAAAACTTTTCTTTTGTTGTACATTTTTCAGCATTGATTTCAGATAAGTTACATCCTTGGATACCAAACTTGTCTTTATTCATTCTTGTATAATGTTCAACGTCCTCATAATCAATTTTTGAGAAATCAATATTATCAAGAATGGGTATCTTCAAAATTTCAAAACATGGATTAAACATATCAAACCAACTATTTGCAAATACGAATCCAATATCGTTTGCACCATCGTTAAGTTTTACAAGATAATCGAATTGTTCTTTTGTTACTTTACCTCTCAACAAAAGAACTGAGTTGTTAGACCTTGCTCTTTGTGGGTTCTCTACCCTCCAATTACCCGTCTTTGCATGAATCATTTCATCGTCATTTGGGTCAACAATCATATTCAATGCAGACCTTCTAACACCACCAGATAATACCGCATCAGATGCATGACAAATAATGTCGAATGCCAAAATGGGTCTGATTTTATTACCTTCTTTATCCAACCATTTTTCAATCAATTGCTCAATCTTTTCCAATGATTGTTTAAGTCCATCGGGACCTGGGGCTTTGAATCCGCCACTGATGAATGTTCCCTTCTCTCTGATTAATGAATAATCGAACTTGACCTCATAACCAGCATATTCTGGAAATGGTTGGTTGTCCGCAAAATATGATGATAAAAGAACACCAAGAGAATCTGCCCAACCCTCAATAGTATCAGGAATAACAAACGTTTTTGTACCTAAAACTCTTTTTTGGATACGGCTTATGTTGTTTACAAATGGAATCAATAAACCACCACCAACACCACAGCCAGATAGACCAAGATAAAAAATTTCTTGAAATACTCTGTTTCTCATGATGTGCGTACTTGTACAATTGTACATTCTTGTGTTATGACGCATAATTTCATCATGTCTGAATTGAAGATTCCTTTGAGATGCGAGAACAACTTGGTCTTTCATACTTTCAAAAGCAGAAGACAAATATTCTTCAATGTCCACATTAGAATATTTTTTTCTATGTCCGTTTATGATATCAGCACATGCTTCTTCCCAATTTTCATACCTACCGATTTCTTCTCTCCATTTAAAGTAATCCGAATACAATTTTAAGTCGCTAAGAAATTTCTTACCTTTTTGCATAGTTCTTTTTGTTTTAATTTATTTGTTATTTAATTCTTGCCTCTTGAGAAATGCTTTTTTGGCTAAGTCTTGTTTGTTTTGTACTTGTTGATTTTCAAAACCTAAAAGAGTATTTTGTGACTCGGTATCTATTTCAAGATACTCATTATTGAATTTGCAATTTTGGAAGATTATACCATCTTTTCCAATCCTTGATTTAACCAATGTAAGTGTGGCTAAATTATGTTCTTTTTGTTCTAAAGTTTTACCTATTGACAATATAACGTGAGCAATTTGTGCTTTCTTAATTGAACCGCCCATTTGGTCTGAACTAACAACTTCAGATGAGATAGACTCTCTATTTCCTTGCGTTGCTGTCCATATCGCCATTTCAAATTCATCTGTCATGGCTTCGAGTCTACGCATAATTGAACCCTCACCTTTCCATTCTTCACCATTTGGTGACTTTTCGGGTGCTATACAATCAACATAGTCAATTAAGAGCAAATCAATCTTGAAACCATCAGAAATCATCTTTCTAATTTTCATTTTGATTTCTGAGATTGAAACATCACTACTTGGTAGTTTCAATAATTTTAATTGCCCCGATGATTTTGATTGCTTTTCTTTGGCAATTGTTAAGACTTCTTCTTTGTGTTCAGGTTGGTCATCTGGTGCAATACCTGTCCATATTGTGTAATGCTTTCTTTTGATATCACCTGGATTGTCCTCAAAGAAAATTTGTAGCACATTGTAACCACAATTGAATGCTGTATTTGCAATTTTCGTAAGCAAGGTTGTTTTACCAGTACCAGTTGGTGCTAAAACAACCGCTAATTCACCTCTACCTAAACCACCTTTAAGCAAGTTGTCAATACCAACGATACCTGTTGGAATAGGGTGCCTATAGTCTTTTTGAAGAGCATCCTCCATGTTTTCAAACACATCGGACATTTCATCTTCTTCTAATCCAACTTGTAACGCATCGTTGAATAAACCCTCAAGTTTTTTATATTGCTCAAAATCACCACCTTCAATAATCTTTTCAGCAATTTTGATAACACGTTTTAAGTTCTGCTGTTTGCAGAAATTCATTGCTGTTTCTTGTACATAATCAGGGTTGCTATTGAGTTCTTTTAAAACTTCTAATGTATCTAAATGTATTTTGGCTGAATCTCCGTTTTCATTTATCAATTTTTGTGCTAACGTAACATAATCGGGAATTCTCTCAAATTGATTGTTGAATTCCTTTATGTTCTCCATGATAAATCTGAAAGATGCGTTTTCAAAATACTTGCTTTCAATCAAATCGATGATTGATTCCGCATATTTCTTGTCTTCGATAATGGTTTTAATTAACGTTGCCTGAAAATCAAAACCTAAATAGCCAAAATTCTTTTCTGCCATATTAGTTCATTTGTAAGTTATACCCCAAATAAGTTGTTTCCAATTGTTGCAAAGACAATACTTCGGTTAACCCATTAAGTATATCTTTGAGTCTTGGACGAATATCAACCATGTATCTCACCTTTGGGTGATATAGGTAAGCAGGGAATATTCTTTGAATAAATACGTGGTCATCTTGCTTAATTTCAAGAAGAAAATATTCTTTTTTATCATCTCTCGATTCTTCCACATCTTCAGAATTATACAAAAAATTTTGATTTTCACATAAAAAATCAGAACTTTTTATTTTTAAATCATGCGAGATTTCTTCACAAATATTTTTTACCTCCTCATGTAGCTCCAAAGAACGTTTTGATTTTGGATTATGGTTCTTTACATTAAAAAACCTTTGACAAATAATGTTTCCCTCAAGTGTTAGTAGGAATTCAAACTTAGTTACGTCTTGTTGATTAGTCATGATTTTTAATTTTAATTTTTCTTTTATTTTTTTCTTTTCTTGTTAATCTTAAAAAAGGATTTAGAAAATTCACCCACGCACCATCTGATTTTGGTAGCACGTTGAATAGACCATCTTCCATCATCATCTTCATGGTATTTTTATACGATCTACCATCTGGGTCCAATTCCTCGTTTATTAATGACAATATGTCAGATTTAGCCTCATCAGTTAAGAATGGCTTGTCTAAACTTACAATAGTCTCATTTACAATGAAAAATTCGTCACCTAAAACACCTTCTTTTGTTACACCAGTCAGAAGGTTTGCAATTGTTTTGTTGTTTTTATCTTGTTCGAAAATTTGGTTTGATTTTTCAATCACCTCAGCGACTGATATTTTTTTTGTTTTGATTTCAGGGAAAAAATTTATCATTTTTTTGATACCAAAACCCCTTATTCCGTAAATATTGTCAGACTTGTCACCACATATAATCTTTGCAATTTTAAGGTTATCAACTAATATTTCTTCTTTGTCATAAATTATCAGTTCACCATTATTCACAATCCGTCTAAGACTTGGATTATATAATCTAACCCTTTCAGATATAAGTTGAACTAAATCACCATCTGAAGAATAAATTATAACATCCTCATTTTCAACATTTTGTGTGTAAAAAGCAATAGAATCATCAGTTTCACAATATTGGAACTCGCCTTGTCTAACATAAAGTTCTTCCAAGTATTGTTTTACTCTTGTTCTTTGATAATTGTATGAACTAATTTCTTCGTCTGTTCTTAATCTTTTCCGTCTGTTTTCTTTATATTGGTGATATATTCTTTTTCTTGTCATTTGACAATCTTCACCATCCCAAAAAACAACAACTTTGTCTAAATGATACTCTTCAATCGTTCTTCGGATAGTATTAAGAAAATGATAAATTGCTCCAATGTGCCTTCCCTTATAAAAATGGTTCTTGAGACCATAGAAACCAATCGTAAGTAAATTGTCACCATCAATTAATAAAACAGACATTAATTATTATTACAGGGTTCAAAATCAATCTTCTTCATCATCTTCAAAGACTACAGATTCTTTCAGTTCAAAATCACCACTACCCAACTTTTGATTCCAAAAATCTGAGTATTCTTTTTTGTATTGTTCTAACGCCTCTTTCGTATCAGAAATATAACCATTATGTACAACAATAAGCTTACCATCTTTATAACCCAATCCGTTTACGTGATTCTTAATTACTGAAACTTTTGTTCTAACCGCATATGATACTTTCCTACCATTCTTTACAGCATCAATATGATTGATACCAGCTTTCTTTTGATTACCAAACAAGAACACAAGAGCCGATGCTAACCAAACTGCTTCACCACCTTTTGCTTTGATTTCAGGTTGAGCATATGGATTTTCAGGCATATCAACCCATGGTTGGTTCACAATAATCATTGTGACGAAATAAGGATAGTCTTCTTTCTTAGATTTTGTAATTCGAGCATGAATACCCATTCCAATTTTATCTGCCAATGCTGAGGCGTTGTGTTGCTTACCACCCTTACCTTCAAAGGTCATTTTGCAAGGTATGGAACCGATTGAATCCCAACATATCTGAATATGTCTTGGAATTTCACCTTTCTGATGTAAATCCAAGATTTCATTTATAAAATCCGTAGCTTGTTCAATATAATCAAATGAATCATTGAAAATAAAGTCACCAACCCACTCACCATCCTCATTCTGTTCGGCTTGGAACCCAAGCTCAATTGCGTGTTCCCACTTCCACTTCCTTTCTGTAATGATAAGGATAGGTAGATGACCTTTCCTTTGTGCATCAACAGCCGCAAGAATCATTGCTGTTGTTTTAGATGAGTTTGTGTGTCCAAGAAACATATTAATGTTCCCCATTACAGGTCCTGGTAGACCACATGCATTATTGAATGCTTCACCACAATAATAGAAACTTTCAGGTTTGTATTTAGTTTTACTTGAAAATTTGGATATATAATCGAATTCTTTTTTCTTAATTGCCATATTATAATTTTAATAAAGTTGAGAGAAAAGGAACCCCCACTCGTTACAATAGACCAATTGAAATGTCGAGTGAGGGTTCACTATTTTTAATAATTAGAATGGTAAATCTTCTTCGGTTTCATCATCCTCTTGTGGGTCAACAATTGCTGTTTGCTTTGTTGTTCCACCAGTAATTGTTTCTTCAGAAGAAGAATTAGAAACCCACTTGTTTGTAACTGAATCCCAACGAGGAACTTCGCCTTTTGCTACCATCTCAAGATAATCCTCACCTTTCTTTGAATAGACATCGGTCCATGCCATAGTGTCGTCTATCCAAGATTGTGCGATTGATTCATCAGAGTGTAATGGTGATGGGTCTTCTGGCATTATGGTATTAATTGAAGTGTAATCCTTACCATTACCAGACTTAGTACGTGTCAAGAATAATGTCAAATCTCTACCTGTATTAATGTCCAAAATATCACCTTTCTTTTGTAGAATTGGATAAATTTTGTCAAAGATTCCATCTTTTTTAGCATTATGCTTAAACCTCCAAAACTTAGGTCCATCTTGCTCGTTGTCACGATCAATGACCTTTACAATATAGAATTTTTTAGACCTATACTGCTTTGCAAGTTCTTTACTTTTATCATCACCCATTAGAAGAAGACCTTCTCTAACTTCATTAAGTGGTGAACGTTTACCTTCTTGTGCTGGGTCATAAAGTTTAACCCATTTCCCATCAACTAAAATTTCATGGAAATAAACCTCAACAAATGGTGAAGAACCATCTTTTGTTGGAAGAATTCGTATTCTCCTCTCTTCTCCTTGTGATCCATTTGGGAGGAGTGTTGTGAAATACCTTTTCATTCTCTCTTCTTGAGAGACATTGTTTCTGCTGCCGCTTGCGGCTTGTGTGTTTTTCTGATACTGTGCTAACATTGCTTCGAGTGTACTCATAAAAATTATTGTTTAAAAAATTTTGTGATAATAAAATATAGAAAAAAAAAGTCGGATAAAAAAATCCGACTCAATTTTTTTGAAAAATATTTAGTCTTGTGTCAACAAATATGCAGTTTTATAAATTAAACCAAGCATTTCATCTCTGATATTCAACAAGTTTGTGTCAGACTCGTCTAATTCACCAGAAAATTGAACCAAAGCCTCCGCAACATTTTTACAAAAACTTTTTACGTCAATGTCTTTTAAGTTTTGAAGTTTATATGTGCTTGTTTGATCGTCTAATACAAATCTTCCATATTTACCCATATATTGTTCAACGTAATCGTCAATCAATGAATCTAAACCACTATACAAATCACCAAAAGCAGTATGTCTAGAATGACTTTTTGTTTGCCAATGACATACACGCAATTGATTTTGTAATGATAAAAAGAAATTAATGTTAGAACCTAAATTCATCTTCTTCTGTTTCAGGATTAAAAGTATTTCTTATGGTATCTTTTGAGTAATTTTCAACTTCATCTTTTGTCAAGACATACTCATTTTTACCTGTTTGTCTCATTTCGCCTTGTTTATTTGCAAAGAATTGTTGTGGATTTTGGTTGAATGGATAGGAATCTAAGGATCTAAGTTCCAACTTCTCTTCGGGAGATTTTGGTTTCATTTGCTCCACCTTGTTACCAAGCATATCAATCTTTGCCATTAAATTGTCCATAGCAGCCAATTTTTGCTCCAAATCATTCAATTTGCTGAAAACATCATCCATTTTAGCAACAACACCACTATTATCTGTTTTAGACGCATCCAATTCTTTTTTAATACTTTTTGTCATATTAACTAAATCAGTAATATCTACCTCTTCAGTATCAGACTCTGGTATCGGTGCCGCACCTTCTGGAGGTGGTGGAACATCTCCACCCATAGGTGGTGGGGGTACTTCTCCTCCTGGTGGTGGCGGTACTTCTCCTCCTGGAGGTGGTGGAGGTGGTATTTCCCCACCTGGAGGTGGTGGTACCTCTTGTTCATTAATTATAAATTTATACTTATAAATTTGGTTAAATCTTTTAAGTTCCTCTTGTATCTGCTTATTCTTCATAGTATTAATCTTGTAATAATTGTCTACCGTCTTCTGTGACGTATTTTTTATTTATTCTTTCAACAATACCATCTTTCTCTCTAACAACATAACATTCACCAGTCACTAAATCACATTCCTCAACCTCACGATTATTAATTCTATTTGTTGTTTTCGGTTGTAAAAAATTATTTACCGTATTTTTAATTTTCTGATTATCCATAATCTTTTTATATAAATATACCAAAATTTATAAATATTATTCAAGTCTAAAATAAACAATTCCACCATTTTCTAATTTCAATTTTTTCATCAGTGATGTTGACAAACCGATACCAAAATTATTAACAACACCATTATCTATTGGTCCGTTTACTTTTCTATTCGAATCACTTCCAGATATTGTTGAATTTACAATTGTTTTAATTTTAATTTCAGGATTAACAAATGTCGTCTTGGCTGAAAATATTTTTTCATGTGTTATCTCATTATTTTCACCAGGTACAATAAAGTTTAAACTATAAAAATCATTACTTGTTGTGGTTCCACTAATTTCATTCCATTTCAATATTTTTTGTGTCTTTAATTTACTTACAACAAACATCGTTTTATCGTTTGGATCAATAGGAAATTGTGAACTACCATAATTGTATACTCTTGCTCTGAACCATCTTTTTTCTTCCTCACCTGGGAATGTATACTTGATTAATTGTATTGTTTCAACATTTTTATAACCATTATATGGTACACCGAATTCAGAATAACCCGACTCTTCAACTTTTATTTTTTCAAAATCTTCACCAATCGCTTCTTGTCCAATGTTAACTCTATATGTTTTACCATCCTTTTTATTGAGAATTGTGGATGTTAAATTTAATTGACCCGTAGAAGATAGTGTTTGTTTTTTTATTAAATCCGCTCTCATTTTATCAAATAATACCCTATAACTTGAAATGAAGGAATCTCTTGGGTCGGGTAATGATGTTTGTGGAATTCTAGTGCCCTTAAATGTTGTTGTGAAGTTATTGCCTCTTATTTGATGGGATACTTCTGTTATCCAATACGAACCTTTGAACATAGGAATATTTTTCAAATAGAAAAACATTGTTGGTTGTATCATAGCATTTCCCATACATGTTACATCACAAGTATACGATGCTTGTCTGTAGTAATCAAATAAACTAATATCAACATTATATGCACCCGCACCAGATTCAGATCTTGCTAAGTTTTCTAAAACTGCAAATGATTCTGTTGTATTTCTTAATGAGGTTTGGTCTAATGTTACACCTTTGAAAATTCCTTGATTTTGGTCGCCAAAACTTACTTCAAAGGCCACTGCTCTGTTTGATTTTGACAAATCAAGATTACCAAAAGATTCTAATGTCGTTATTAAAATTGGATTTTTACTTGGGTCTAAAAAATTAAAACTATCGTCCTTATATCTATAATTGTTATTTGGAATATCCAAATGTTTAGATGTTTGTCCAACTAATTGTAATATAATTTTTGGCGATGTGTCTTGATAATCAACATCTAAAAAGGTACCAAATAAATCAGATGCTATTTTTTTAGATGGTGTTATTTTATTTTTTGTTTTTACTTCATTACCATAAAAATTTATATACGATGGTAATGGTCGCATATCAATACCACTATCTCTTATTAAAATAGATATAACACTATAAAGATTTGTTTTGTCTAAATCTTGATTATTTAATTCGATTAATCTAGTTAAATTCAAAAATAGTTTATCTCCAATATCTTTGTTAGCCTTATCCAAAAAAAAGAACTCCTCCAACAATAATCTTTGTCCTATAGAATTTCCTCCAATCCACTTATCATTAAAAGATTTGAAAGTATTATATAATTCTAACTTCAATTTTTCGTTCTCGTATCCTGAAATAAACTTTCTTGTTGACCTATTTTCAATTATTGGTTGTAATTGTGCAAACTTGGGTGTTAAAAAATTTAAGAAATCTCGTCTTCTTGTTATGGAACCTGTTGTTTTTCTACTATTTTTTGGGTATTCAAGAATTTGTGATTTTATGTAATTTTGAAAAGATGTTGTATCATCAGGTTGTCCACTTTCTACATAACCAGCATATATTTGTATCAGTGGTCTGAATTGTAATATATTTGTTTCGGTTAATCCAATATCATTTACTTCGAAAAAATTTTGATAATGTAAGTCAATATCTTCACCTAAATATAATTTTATTAATTGTTTATTTTCGTCTGTAAGTTGTGAACTGAAATATCTTTGTACCACATAATTTTCAACATTACTCATTCCAACAAATCCATACCAATTATAATTGTCAATCTCTTTTGGGTTTCCAATTGAGAACTTCAACATATTTTTGGTTAGAATATTGTTTGTAATTTCTTGTAATTTTTGAGTTTGTCTTTTTTTAATTTCAACAATAACATTTTGTGGTGTTAAGGAATCATCAGTAGATTCTTTTTTTACTGAAACAATTTCATTTAATAATGTTTGAAATTTGCTATAATTAATATTTGGAAATCTTTGACTGACTTCTGTTTTTGATAATTTTTCCGATGCAAATTCTAAAAATATGTTTTCAAAATCATCAAGTATCTTTGGACTGAATGTCGCTATTAAATCGATAACTTTTTTATAATCTTTATCTACAGCATAAATGTTATTGTCTGAAGGATTATCAGATGTTGTTTTAAAATATTGATCACTATTAGGAAATGTTCTATTTTCAAATGCATCATTAATATAATAGTCTTCCCATAAAATACTGAAATAATTCTGTGTTGCACTACTGAATGGTTCAAAATTAAGTGCAACTGATGTAGTTGTTAAATTAGTAACTAATAATTTGTTTATATTTTTATTTGCACCATCACATGGTAAAATTGTTAGTCTTAAATCAGTAACGTCATATTTGCTATTATCAACATATGATGTCCAATAATTTAAATTGTTAGATTGTGGTTTTTTAATCGATACAATTGATTTTGTTTCTGTTCTTGCTGAATATGATGTATTTCCAGATAAAACATCATAATGATTATAATCATTGACTACTTGATGATATATTGCATCGTAATAAGGGTGTATACCAACATCTTTACCTTCAGAATATGTTATCGTATCTCCGCTTGATGTGAACCCCGTGAAATTCTCGTCTGTTTCATCATCATTAAAAAATAAAGAACCATTTATTCTTGTAGACTTATATGATGTGTTTAAAAACCCATCTAAAATATCAACTCCCTCGGTAATATATTTTTTATACCTATGATATATTGCACCCCATTTACACATCAAATGATATGGTACATAATGCGTTGCACTAACTTCTCTAAATAATGTTGATAATCTAACTGGGTCAAATGGTCTAATATCAAATGTAATATTATCATCTAAATCCAAAAAAGGTAACGATGTTAACAACAAATATGCTGACCCAGCATATTTTCCATATGATGAAGTTTTGTTAAAATCATCATATAATTGTTTATGAAAATATGGTGTATTTAGAATGTTAACTTCAGTATTGTTTATTTTTAATTTTTTAGAGAATAAATTTTTTATAAACTGAGGCTGTACCCAAGATGTTGGGTTATTTGGTGATGTTATAAATGCATCAACTAAATTTGGTGTTAATACCCCATTAAGTTGTAATTCATTTTTTGTAAATTGGTTAATACCTAAATATGACAAATATGTTGTTGAATTAAATGGATATATGTTAACTCTATAATCTTCAGATTGATAAGTGTTTAGATTATTAGCCAATTTCGGTAACGTACCATTTGTTGACTTTGCTATTTTTTCATTACTCTCAATAATTTCATGTGAAAATTCTAAAGTATTTTTTATATATGGTATGGTTGGTAATTCATCTTTATAATAAGCATATCTTTCGAATGGTGAATACGACTTCATCATTTCAACCAATGATTCTTCACTTGATACTTTAGTATTTAAAATTGTTATTAATTGATTATCCTCTTCTATTGCCTTTTCAATATTTTCAAATTCTAATTCAGCCAACTCTTTCAAAACATCGGTATCGAAAGAATCTACCATAGAGTAATAATTTGCTCTTTCATAGATTTCATACAAAAATGATGATGGTGATTTATCTATATATGGAATTACATTAGATATATAATTTAACGTACTTATTTTATTGATATCATTACTATTATCATCATTTGGAAAATTATCTTTTGTTTGTTTTGGACTATTTTCTTTTTGAACGTTAGTATCTATTTTATTCGTTGATATTTCAATAAAACTTTCAACAAAATCAACTTCTGGCCATAAACTGGGGTCATCTGATTTTAATTTTGATACGAGACTTCTATCACCTGGGTATGCAATTACACTGCTTTTTTGATTTTCAATATCTTTTTTTACTTCTGGCCATGGATATATTGCACTATCACCTTTTGTTTCATTAGATAATCCTTTAAGATATTTCTCTCTTTCTTTTGAACGTTTGAAAGCATTTTCATGAACCTCTTTCATTAACCTAATATGTACATCGGCATTCGCTAGAATAATTGCAAAAATATTTCTAATAGTCGGT